GCAGATGTAAGGACTATTGAAGCAAAAGGTTTAGCAGACAGAGGAACTATTGGAGCACAAGGTGAAGTAGATACAAGTAATATTAAAACACAAGGCAGCCAAGATAGAGCCCTTTCAAGGCTAGAAATTACAACTCAAGGTGATGTAGATCTTAGTAAAATCCGTGCTAATAAAATAGCTGAGTTAGAGAAGATGGATAAAGCATCACAGTATAGAACAACCGAACAGGAAACAGAACAAAAAGCAATTGGCTTGCAGGGAGCAGAGGATCGTTCATTAGTCAGTGCAAAAGGAGAGGACGAAAGGAAGACAATGAAAGATGCTTCTAGTTATAGAACAGTTGAACAAGAAAAAGAGCAAGAATCTATAGGTAAGCAAGGTGCAGAGGATCGACTTAATATTAAGGCTAAGGGCGAAGACGACAGAAGTTCTATGGAGAAACAAGACACTCTAGCAGCTAGGAAAGAAGCCAGGGCGTCTGGTCGTCAGAAGGCTTTAGCTAGGAGCTTCTAATGAAAGTTACAGAAACTAAAACAGGTAAAGTCTATTTAAATAGTCTTGATCAATGGCTAGATACACTCCCTGCAGCTGATTCAGATCATTTTAAAGAATTCGCTGAACATTGCCCTTCTGTAATTGAGATATGGGTATATGCAGGAGTACTAGATTATCCTGGCAGCTTTAATGATTTAGTAAGATGGGTCAAATTAAAATATAATAAACTAAATAGGCGTGAAATTCTTAATAGTGAAATAGCCGCTTTACATTCAGATATTCAAGATTTAAGGATGGCTGTAAATAGTGGAGAAATCAAAGGAAATGATGGTGCAGCAAGGCTTGCAGCTTTAGAAAAAGAGTTAAGATCGCACATAGAAACAAGTGAACGGATTAATCGTTCAACCGACAAGCGAGGATTGATTCTTGCAGGGGCTGATCGTGTGATGCGTGAATTGACTGCTATTTTTAAAGATGATCCACAATTTTCAGAGCCTATAGAAAATGCCACTAATGCTATTTGGGCAAAAGTCTATAGCGAATTAAATGGTTCTTAGATATGAATTCAGATTTACCACCATTACCTTTATTACCTGATACAAAGGTAAAAAATCTAGGAGCTGCAGCTATAGATCTTAGACTCCCTCAAATCCAAGGAGTAGAATCTAATGATTTACTATTATCTAGTGGTCGAGAACAGGAAGCTGCCGAATTTGCAAACGCTATGCGAATAGCGTATGATATATCAAGACAACAGAAGAATCAAAGTGCTGCTAGAAGTAGAGCAATTGAATATAAAAAACAGGCTGCTGCTGAACGGTCATAATACAGTTAAACTTATAACAATACTAATAGAATAATATGGCAGTTCCGAGTATATCGCTTGCATATCGGCGTAGTGCATTAATGACTGCTACAAAGGTAACAAGTAAAGTACCATCAGCAGAAGTCCTTAAAGCTAGAGATGACTTTCAAGACTTTTGTACAGTTATGGGTAAACCTCCAGCTAAGCATATGAGGGAATGGCACCAGGAGCTGTGTACAGGTAAAGATAGTGAATGTCTGATAGGAATTGCTGGTCCAAACACTGCGATACTTGCTCCGCGTGGTTCTGCGAAAAGTACTGTCCTTGGTTTGTATGCAGCTTGGATGATTGGCCGACATGCTGCTGCCAAGAAGATGCTGCGGATTCTTTATATTGCTTATATGGTAGATATATCAAGAGCGAAGAGTGCAACCATCAAAGGCATACTAACAAGCCCAAAGTATCGAGAAATATTTCCGATGGTAAGGCTATCAAAGATAAAAAGATCAGATGAATACTGGAGTATTGATTACGAATTTGCAGGCATAGATACAGCAGGAGAGGAGGCATTCACCATTGCTTGTGGAGGACTGAAAGGTGCTATCACGTCAAAGCGTTCACAGTTGGTCCTTATTGATGACCCAATCAAATCAGCAATTTCAATCAATAACCCAGATATCCGCCGTGAAATGGAGCAAACATGGTCTAACGTTATCGCTCCAACGATGTTCCAAGGCGCTCGTGCTATATGCCTCGGGACTCGTTTTCACTATGACGATATTCACGCTACATTGTTCGTACCAAAGAATAATTGGAAGCAGATTGTTCAAAAAGCAGTCATAACAGATGCAGACGGTAGGCAAAAATCGTATTGGCCAGAATTCTGGTCTATGAAATATTTAAATGAACGTAAGTTAGAAGATCGTATCGCCTTTGCATATCAGTATTTAAATACAGCTGTTCAGTCTTCAGATGTAGGGATATCGCCAGAACTCATAATTAAAGGAGAGGTACCTGAAGACTATGATTGCTTAGGTGTAGGAATAGACCTTAGCGCAGGATTAAATGAAAAGAATGACTGGACAGTATTTACCTTGGCTGGTATTAAAGAAGGGCGTATTTATTTGATTGATCAACGACGATTAAGATCAATGGGAAATATAGAAAAAATGGATATACTTTGTGAGATGCTATGTGATTGGAATATATTACTTGAGAACGAAGATAATCAGTACTTTCCCACTACATCTCCATGTTTAGTCTGGCCAGAAGCTGTTGCCTATCAGACATCATTTGAAGGTGATTTTAAAAGGATAATGTTTCAAGATCGTGCACTGTATAATCTTAGTTGCTCTCCAGTTAAAGGGTTCAAGGGTGATAAGCTTGCAAGATTAAGAGGAGTGTTAGGATTATTTGAACATAAAAAAATTGTCTGGAATAAATGGCGTAAATGGGACGTTTTAGAGGATGAGTTACTAAATTTTGGACACGCTTCTCATGATGATACGGTTGATTCCATGGTTTTAACAATAGGTGGATTATTAAGGAGAGGTTCTCTTCAGCTTGATTACAATGAAGATCCAGCAAATATATAGTATGTTTTGAATTAGTTTAAAATATAAGAATGTAATATTTAAATTAGAATCAATGACTAGCAGTATAAGTAAGTATTTCAGGCCTGATGGATATGATTCTAGTTTCAAAGGCAAAGGCCCAACAATTAATAATAAGAAAAAGAAGGATGAAGAAGAATCTAAACCAGTAACCTCTGTTACACCTAAAAAGAATAATGAAGAAGAATCTAAACGAGTAACCTCTGTTACACCTAAAAAGAATAATGAATCCCCCGGTGCTGAAACTACAGATAAGAAAACTAAGGCTCAAAAGTTTCTGAATAATTATAAGACAGAAAAACGTGGACACGCTGGCATTGATTTACAGGATATTAGGAAATTGAGAGAAGGGCCTAAAGGCAGCGAAGGGGGGCTAAGCGATAAGCGCATCTCAAAGTGGGCAAAGAAACAAGAAGAAGGTGGTAAGAAGATTGGAGGTATAGCTAAAGTCGAGTTAGGACTTAGTGGATTAGAAGCTACTGATAACATTAAAGATTTTAAAGCCACCGCTATAAATCCAAGAAAAAACAGTGAAGAGTCAGATAAGCTCGGACGTGGCCATATTAAATTTTTATTGGAAGCAGAAAACGAAGATGGATCAAGAAAGTATAAAAAGAAAGATGTATTTGCTTTAGCTCAGGAGCGTGGCGCAAAAGGAGGGAATGCACAAAAGTGGATGGATAACTTTGCTGGTAAACTTAAAAAAAGAGACACAAAATCTAATGCCGAGAGCGAGCCAGCGCAGGGAAGTACAGGTGATAAAATTACAACTAAAATAGGTGGTGATGTTAACAGTCCTAAGACTACAGTAAAGGTGGATGAGAGTCAGAAATTTGTAAAGTCTGGCAATATGAAAGTTGCTAATTCGGGTGATTTTAATAGTTTTTACCATGCTGGCATTTGGAATATTAAGGGTGGAAAAGGAGGATCACTTGGCAACTTAGTGTCAGATCTTATCACTTCTGAAAGGATTAAAAGCGCTAGTGGAGCCAATAAAGGTTATGGAGCAAAAATTGCAAATGCAGCACTAGCTGCTAATGATAAGAGGCAAGAGGAGAGTGGTAAAATGAGTAAGCTGGACGACAGCATTAACGCTGGAATAAATTATTTTGAAAATATGGACACAATGACTAATGAGGACTTGTGGGGTAATCCTAATGACCCGGTCAAAAAGTGGGTGCAGCCTAAAGATACTCCTCAAAGAGAGCCTGAAGCTTGGAAGCTAGATAAGCCAAAACATTTTTCAGTTTAACGTTAATGTAGAGTTCAAGTTAAACTAAAGGTATATCGATATAAATAGATGAGTAATACACAAACTCAATTTCAGCAAATACTATTAGCAGCAAAAGAGCGTCGAGGCGATTCAGCTGTTGACACGATGATTGTGTCTTCACATTTAGCTCAGATGCGAATGTTCATGTTGAGACGTGGCATCGAGTTCTTTGCTGAGCAAGATTCGTATGGAATGAGAAGAGACTTTATTTCAAAAATATGTGAAAACAATATGCTTGAAATGAAGTTAGAAAGTATTGTAGATTATTTCCTCTGTGATGGACAGGGGTTATTTTATTTTAGACCTTCTGGTGAAGATTATCAAATACTTTATTTTCCTAAGGATAGTTACCGTGCTTATCGTAATCAGAATAGTGAACTTGACAATGTAGAGTTAATTTACTCATTCAACGTACGTGAGCCAAACGCTTTAGATACCTTTGGAAGTTCTGATAAAAGAGGAGGTAAGAAAAAATATATTAGGTTGAGAGTGTATAAAGATAAGATTGAGCAGACAGTATCAAATGAAAAGATAGAGTTTGATAATGCGATGGGCAGTTCATTGATGAATATGCCAGGTAAGACTGAAACATATTCAAATAGTTTAGGATTTATTCCAGCTGTTGAAGTTTACAATTATATGGATTGTACTGGAGAAGCTACTGGAAATGGTGAGTTTGATTGGTTAGCAAATCAGATTTTATATCACGATGAGTTAGTAAGAAATATCAGAAAGAATCTGAAGTTCTTTGGTAATCCAACTTTAGTATCTAGTCGTCCTAAGCATGATCTTATTGAATCAGGAGATGAAAGCTCCTTTAGGCCTACGATTAGTTCTCAAGCTGGTTTTTATTCCGCTGATAGACCTAGCACACGTGTTGGTCAACCCTTTGGTGGTCCGTCACCAATTGACGGCCAGATCAAGGTTCCCCGTGTCATAGCAAACCTTGAACCAACCGACAGGGTTAATTATATGACACCTGACAGTGTTTCAGGTGATCAGAATTTGTATGTGAAACAATATAGATCGGAGATTCGACTTGCCTTGGGTGGAGTGGATGACATTGATATAGGTACAGCATCTACTGCCTATGAAATTAAAACATTATACGGTCGTGTTGCTGCAACTGCTGAAAAGAAAGCAAGAGCTTTATTTACATATGGATTATGTAGTATATTCGGAATGATAATTAAACATGAAGAATATTTATTTGGAGAATCGTTTGCTCAAGCAGTTGGGTTAATAAAGCCTCAGATTCCATTACAAGAAGACTACGATGGAGATATGGAAGCCTACAGCATTGCTCAGCAAGAGTATGATCTTGCTATGGCTAACTTTACAGCTCAAAGAGATCAACAAATAAGTGCTACACTTGAAACAGGAGAAATCCCTCCAGGTGTAGTTGGATTAATCCCTGACGGCAGCACAAAAGTTGCATGGCGTTGGCAAGGCGAAGTTTTTGAATCAAGTCCTGACGATATTTTAAATAACAGTATCGTCGTACGTAACCTACAAGAACTTGGCGTTGATTCCATTGAGGCTCTTAAATATCTATTCCCAGGTAAAACTGATGAAGAGAGAGCAGCAATGTTAAGCGGTTATCCGTTTAGAATGGTCCAACAGACACAACAGTCTTTAAGTAGTTTTATTGGATTACTAGGTCAACTTTATCAGTTACCTCACCCTCAGACTCCT